CTGCTCATGTTGAAGGATTAGAAGAGTTGTGGACCGGTCTGTACCCTACCCTATCAACTGGTGGTCGCTGTATCGCCTTGTCTACACCTAATGGAGTTGGTAACTGGTTTCATAAAACATATATTGAAGCTGCTGAAGGCGAAAATGATTTTAAAACCACTCGTCTATCATGGGATGTACACCCAGATCGTGACATGGGGTGGTTTGAAAAAGAAACTAAAAACATGTCCCGCCGCGAAATTGCGCAAGAACTAGAATGTAATTTTAACACTTCAGGTGAAACTGTAATTCATCCTGATGATATTGATAGAATTAAGGGCACAATTTGTGAACCCAAACACAGAACTGGTTTTGATAGAAATTTTTGGATTTGGGAAGAGTATGATCCCAAGTTTAGTTATCTACTGGTTGCTGATGTTGCACGAGGAGATGGTGCTGATAGTTCAACGTTTCATGTTTTAAAATTAGAAACCATGGAATTTGTAGCTGAATACCAAGGCAAGCCAAATTTAGATATGTATTCAATAATACTAAATAATGCTGGCCGCGAATATGGTAATTGTCTTTTGGTTGTTGAAAATAATAGTTTAGGAATTGCAATTTTAGAGAAGCTAAAAGATTTAGAATATCCAAATATTTATTTTTCTATTAAGTCTACTCACGAATACGTCGAGCAATATCAAGCAGAAGCACTCAGCAACTCAGTACCAGGGTTTACTACTTCATCAAAAACAAGACCATTAATTATTGCTAAATTAGAAGAATTCATACGCAATAAACTAATTACCGTATATTCTTCTCGTTTTTTAAATGAAATGACAACTTTCATATGGAACAACGGGAAGCCACAAGCAATGAGGGGTTATAATGATGATTTAGTTTTAGCTGCAGCCATCGCCTGTTGGGTCAAAGATACTGCATTAGAAGTAAGCGAAAGAGATATAGAGTATACAAAAGCTTTTCTTAATTCTGTTTCTAAAGCTTCATCTGAATTGAATACTACAATTTCTGGTATGCACGGCTTTAACAAAGGTAATAATTTGGACAAAAAGTTAAAAGAATATCATCAACAACGCCAACAATTTCCGTGGATTTTTAAAGGATAGATAAATGCCACCTAATAGAAAATATAATAATCCAAGAAACCAGACATCTGAACTGTTTAAAAGATTAACAAGAATGTTTTCTGGGCCTTTAGTAAACTATAGGCAACAAAATATAAGAAGATATCGTCGCCGTGATTTAGATAAATTTAAATTTACGTCGGCTAGTGGACAAGAGTTTAAAAAGTCAACATATAACCCTTACTCTTCAATACAATCTGAGTTGATGGTTAATCAAGATCGCTCCATGCGGTACGTTGATTTTGATCAAATGGAATACACCCCAGAAATTGCTTCGGCTTTAGATATTTATGCCGATGAAATTACAACATCTTCGGACATACAACCAATGATGAAAATCAAATGTCCAAATGAAGAAATTAAGGGTGTGCTTCATGCACTTTATCATAATGTTTTAAATTTAGAATATAATCTTTTTAGTTGGTCACGAACGATGTGTAAGTATGGAGATTTTTTTGTTTATATAGACATTGATGATTCGCTTGGTATTACAAAAGCAATTGGTCTGCCGTCTACTGAAATAGAACGTTTGGAAGGGCAAGACGAATCAAACCCCAACTACATTCAGTTCCAGTGGAACTCCGGTGGTATAACATTTGAAAACTGGCAAGTTGCTCATTTTCGTGTTTTGGGGAATGACAAGTATGCACCATATGGAAGCTCAGTGCTTGAGCCAGCCCGTCGAATCTGGAGACAGCTTACCTTGTTAGAAGATGCTATGATGGCATATCGAATTGTTAGATCGCCCGAAAGACGTGTTTTTTATATTGATGTAGGAAATATACCACCACAAGATGTCGAGCAATTTATGCAGAAGGCAATTACTTCTATGAAAAGAAACCAAGTTGTTGATTCTTCAACTGGCAAGGTCGATCTTAGGTATAACCCAATGTCAATTGAGGAAGATTACTTTATTCCAGTCCGTGCTGGTGTAAGTTCTAGAGTAGAATCGCTCCCTGGTGGCACATATACTGGTGACATTGATGACGTTAAATATCTTAGAGAAAAGTTGTTTTCTGCATTAAAGATTCCACAATCATATTTAGCAATGGGCGAAGGCGGCCAAGAAGATAAGACAACCCTTGCACAAAAGGATGTTCGTTTTGCAAGAACAATTCAAAGATTACAAAGAGTTATAATTGCCGAGCTTGAAAAAATAGGAATTATTCACCTTTATACATTGGGTTATCGTGGTCAAGATTTGGTTTCCTTTAAACTTTCGCTTAATAATCCATCTAAAATTGCAGAATTGCAAGAATTAGAACATTGGAGAACCAAGTTTGAAGTAGCCGGCGCAGCAACAGAGGGCTATTTCAGCCGTCGTTGGGTTGCCGAAAACGTATTTGGTATGACACATGAAGAATTTATAAGAAATCAACGTGAAATGTTTTATGATAGAAGATTCGATGCCGCTCTTGAACAAGAAGCCGAGGCAGTTGCTGCAGAGGCCGAAGGCGGCCTAGGCGGAGCCGAAGAAGATTTGGGTCTGGGGCCAGAGGACGAGGCTGGCGGAGAAGACGATCTTGATTTGGGCGGCGACGAGGAGGGCGGCGAAGATCTTGGTGGCGACGAAGAGGACACTTTATTGGCAGAACCCGCAAAAAGAAAAGATGATATTGAAGGCGACATAGTAAAAACCAGAACCGGAAGAAAAGCTTATAAGCCAAAGGGTTCCAATGAACACTACACAGCTGGTTCAAAAGGAAAAGGCTACAAACCAAAGGTATCTCCGAATTATGCTGGCAGTGCAAGACAGAGAAATGTCAAGGGTTCTTACAACCGAGAATTAGCTACTAATACAATGAGGAACACCCATAAAGGATTGTCTGATATGTTTAGTCTCGCAAAAGGTATTTTTGAAGAGCAAGAATCTACTTATAATAAACTTGAGGAACAGAAACTGTTTGAAGTCACAAAACAAGTTGAAGATTTAATAGGTCAGTTGGAGTTAAAGGATGAAACTTAAGCACAATAAAAAGCGTAATACTGCATTTTTGTATGAGACATTGATTGTTGAATTAACAAAAGCAACGATTACTGAGAACAATCAAAAGAGAGAAACTATTTTAAATATTTTAAACAAATATTTTAAAAATGGCAAAGTATTACGACAAGAATTAGAATTATATAATGCAATTAATGAAACTCAAGACTTAGAATCAAAAATGGCCGAAAAATTAATTCTTGAGGCTAAAAGACAGTACGCATTCTTCAACCATCAGCATATTTTTGATCAACAAACTGATTTGATTAAAACAATTAACAAATCCTTAAACAAAGATGTATTTAACAATTTTGTTCCCGATTACAAAAATCTTGCAACAATAGCACAAATGTTAAATGTGGGTACACCAATAAAACGTAAAGTTATATTAGAGCAAAAATTAGTTGAAAAGCTAACCTCGCGCTCAAGCCAAGCTGAAGACAAGATGCAGCCGATAGACAATTTGGTATATAAAACTTTTGTTTCTAAATTCAATGAACACTATACTGAACTTCACGATGAGCAAAAGCAATTATTAGAAAAGTATATTTTTTCGTTTTCTGACAATGGCGTTTCTTTAAAAATGTATTTAAATGAAGAAATTAGCAGACTACGAGACGAGATTAAAAACTCTTTGAGCATAAAAGAGATAAAAGAAGATACCGATATGAACAAATCTACAAAAGACGTATTGAGTTTGATGGAATCCTTTAGCTCCCAGCCAGTTGATATTGTACTTGTTAAGAAAGTTTTAAAAATTCAAAACCTTGTTAGAGAGATAAACAACTAATGGCTATTAAGATAACAGTACGTGGCCCTGGTGACGCAGAGGAACAATTAACAACGGACGAAAAACCAACTCAGATCACTATGGAGCTTCAAGTTCGTAAAACTTTGAATGGCGACATTATGATTTTTGATCACCCAGAAATAGATGTGGCAATTATGGTAGAGAAAAAGAAAATTTTAGCCATGGCCAAAGAAGTTATGGAAGATTCTGTTTACGAGACTCAAAATCACATGTTTAGATATTTGAAAAAAAGAGGTGTCATTGAGTTCGATAGTATTAAAAGTGGCAATGTATATGGCTCAATGGAGGCAACCATCCAAGAATCTAAAATGGATGGAGTAGATGCAATTCAGTCTGCTCTTTTTAATGTCGGAAGATTTTTAGAGTCTGAGCGTCCCTATTATGAATATGAAAAGGCTCGCGAAGAACAAGAAGAGAATGCGTTGATAGCTCCTGACGCTCAAAATTCTACAGAATTGGGCGAGGTGCCTCAAGAATCAGAAAAAGGTTCTATTCGCCCTGGCTGGATTCGTGGACCATACGCACTATATGATCTGTATCGAGCATAGAGGTGTATGTTGTCATTAGTATATTTTGTTTTAGCAGCGTATGGCTTAACACAAGTTCTTGTGTACGGAACTATATTTGATAAGTTAAGACCAACAACCGGAAAACTAGGAGAACTGTTTCATTGTCCCATGTGCATGGGATTTTGGGTTGGTGTATTTTTGTTTGGCATTAATGCATATACAGAACTATTTACATTTGAGTATACAATTGCCAATTTATTTATTTTAGGTTGGCTTTCTTCGGGAACATCATATGTGCTCAGTATGCTAATTAACGATGATGGAATTCAAATTCCAAGGGAGTGAGTATGAACAGGGATTATTGGACACAGAAGTGGATGCTTCAGCCAGTTCGCAACTGTAAGAAGGGCTGTTAGCTCGGGCGGGTAACGCCCGCTTTATTTTTTATTAAAAGGAAACAAAACAATGAGTAGATGGGGAAGACCAGTTAAAAATAAGAAGAGTAGAGATCCAAGATACTTCTTGAACGAACAAGAAGAAGCCGAAAGTGCGGCGCCCTTGGATGAAAAAGAAGTTTTACCACTGGTTCAAAATTTTTATAAGGCTATGTACCAATTCCGAGACGGGGTGCGATCTTCCCGCAAGGGACATGGAGAGAACTGGGTCCAGAAAAACGCTGCCGATATGATGAAAAGAGGTGGAGATAAATATGTTAAGGCGTGGTTTCAAGGCGTAGCCGGCCAAGGCATATATCAAGCAGCGCGAGCTATGACGCCCGTTTACGCTGATATTAGAAAAGGCGCACGAGGATCTGCTAACTCGATAGATGTCATCGCACATCACGCTGGAGATATGGCAGAGAAGTTTTTGCAGCAAACAAAAGGCACGAAAGCTAAATTGCAATTTCTAGAACAATTTGATGAGATAACCAAAGAGTATTTTGAAAACACCGAGAGATTTGGAAAGGGGCACATACTGTGAAAGTACTTTTACGAGAATATTATGAATTATGTGAAGGCGGTGTATGCCAAGATCTTTTAACCGAAGACGAAAAAAGATATGTGGCAAATGGCGGCATGATGTTATCTGGCAAACTGCAAGAGGCCGATGTTCAGAACGGCAATGGCCGGGTATATCCTCGTAATGTACTTGTACGAGAAATTAAAAACTATCAAAAGTTAGTAAAAGAAAACAGAGCACTTGGAGAGCTAGATCATCCAGATGACTCTGTTATCAACCTTAAAAACGCATCCCATATGGTAACAGATGTTTGGTTTGATCAGCAAAATCCAAACGCAGTTATGGGAAAGGTTAAAGTTTTAAATACCCCATCGGGGCAAATTTTAAAGTCTCTAGTAGAATCTGGCGTAAAGCTTGGAATTTCGTCTAGAGCATTAGGTTCTGTACAAGAATCCATGGGTAAGACTGTAGTTCAGGAAGATTTACAATTAATCTGTTTTGACTTCGTTTCTGAGCCCTCGACACCAAATGCCTTTATGCAACTTAGCGAGGGCAAAAACTATGACGATCCAAATGTCTTTACAAAAGCAGACAGGATTAACAGAGCATTAAACGAAGTATTAGGAGACTACGAAAATGAGTAAAAAATGGGCCTCTGATAAGGGGCAGATGAAAATGTGGGAAAATTGGCGCAAATATGCAAATGAGGATTCTGGCAATCTTTTAAAAGAAGAAGCAATTTCAGGATTTGATCCATCAGAGTTTCCTAATCCTTTACCAGCAGATCAAACCAAAAGTTTTATGCAGAAAGGTTGGGATGACACACCAGACGATGGTGAAGTTGATTCTAAAAGAACTGACGATATGGTTGATGTTGAGCTTGGAGCATCGGTATCTGCTAATTCCTTGATGCCATCACAGACGGCTGTGTTTTTGGGCAAAGCTTTGGGAATGTCCATGGTGCCTAAGTTGTCAAGCGGTGGCGACATTGGGGCAGTGATATCAGAAGACAATCATATTCTTGATGGCCATCATCGATGGGCTGCAACACACTTAAGGACTGGTGGCACTGCTGATATTGTTGGTACAAAAGTAATGTTGCCAATTACTCAATTAATTCCTGTTCTTCGTGCAACAGGCGATGCATATGGTAATGCAAGAAAGGGAGAACCAGCCGGCGGTGACTTAAACATGTTTAGCGACGAAGCTAAAAATCCCGAAGTTATTAGAGAAATGGTTGAAACAGGAAAATATATGAATCCAAGCTTTTATAATAGAGAAAAGCTTGAGGCCCACGTTGAATCTATTGGAGGTATTGACGCTATTGTAGAAGCAGTAGGGAGAATGCAAGCAGCCGCATCCAAAGCTTATGGTGGTTCTGGGCTTGGAAATGCGCCTCCAAGAAAAGAAATGCCTGTTCTAGAACCCAAAAAGGGACAAGTTAAAAATGCAGCATCCAGACTACAAAAAGGAACCATTGATGTTGCACCTCCGTATGGAGACTTAGAAGCCGGCCCAGCTGCCCATGGCGGCGAAGACATCAAAACTAGAAAAAAGAGAATGTCAAAGGTAGTTTCTGAAAATTCAAAAAGAAAACTTAAATAGGAATAGTATGAAAAAGTCAGAATTAAAACAAGCTCTACGGCCCCTAATCAAAGAATGCGTTAAAGAAGTAATGTTCGAAGACGGCATTCTTTCGGGCATTATTGTAGAGGTTGCAAAGGGTCTTGGAGCAACACAAACACTTGTAGAGCATCAGGCCCCAACACGCCCTGCTCCCCCTGTCAATAGGCCCAGAGGCGATGAGGATTTAATTAGAGCAGAACAGCAAAGAAAAATGAAACAACAGCATACTAGAAAACAAATGCTAGATGCTATTGGCAATGCCACCACGATAAATGGCGTTAATCTTTTTGAAGGTGTAGAACCCCTGGCCCAAGGCGGATCAGTTTCTACACCAGAACCATCTACTCAAGGTCCATTGGGCGGCGTGGCACCAAGTGATCCGGGTGTAGATATTTCAAGTATATTTTCAAGTAAATGGAATAAATTAGCTAAAGGTTAAAAAATGAGCAAAGGGTATAATATTTCTGTTCGTCCAAGAAGAAACGAGCACCAAGATAAAATGATAAGAAGATTTAATAAGAAAGTTAAAAAAAGTGGTCTTTTAGAAGACGTTAAAAACCGACGACATTATACTAAACCTTCTGATCAAAAAAGAGAAGATAAAAAACGGGCTATTCGTGCTCAAAAAAGAGAACTGGAAAAAGCCAAAGCAAAACGAGCAAAACATAATAGATCGACTAATTATAAGAGCAAAAGGAGTTAAACAATGTCAATTTATGATAAAGGAGCAAATAATTATCATCAAGGCTTATACAGCGTAGGGCTTAGAAACGTTGGTTCGTACCAAGTTAGTGGCACCCCGTGGATTACCGGCTCCACAGATTTGGACGATGGCAAGGTTCACATGGTTGAATTTCCACAAGTACCCAAATCATTTACAGTTATTAATAACAATACCGGCACCGGATACGACATCAGGGTGCATTTTCAGAGCGGCTCTGCAGCAGCGGTTACAGTGCCAGGTCACCACGGTGCTCAAACTTCGCGAGCCACTGATGATGTAATAGCTGGGCATCATTTTGTTACAGTTCCTACTGGGTATTCTAGCGTCACATTTGATACTAAGTGTGCAAGATTTTATATTTCTAATGGCTCCGGCAACAATAACTTGACATACCAAGTTGTAGCTGAATTAACCAATATCCCAGTCGATCAAATGTTTCATCTTACAGGCTCGGGCATAACACAGAGCCCACAAGGCTAATTTAATAGGAGATCATTATGGGAGGTTTTAAAGGAAGTAATTCGGTTGTACCGAATATTGTGACTAGCGACTTAACAGTCGATGGTACAACTATGGTGGTTGACGAAACTAATAACCGACTTGGTATTGGTACAGCGACACCAAGGACAGAATTAACAGTTGAGGGAACTGTAACATTAAAAGAAACCGACGCAGCCGCCGGCGATGTAGCCTCATATGGACAGCTGTGGGTAAAAGACGACGACCCGTGTAACTTATATTTTACCGATGACTCAGGTCAAGATGTTCAAATCACTTCCGATGGGGCTTTAGCTAGTTCTGGAGGTAGTCTTTCTGGTCTAGGTAGCACTGATAATGTGATATTAAGAGCAAATGGAACCGGCGGGCAAACCGCACAAGGTTCTGGTATTGCTGTTGATGACAGTAATAATGTAAGCGGTATGGGCACCCTTGCATGCGGGGCGACCATTACAGTAGGAGCCGATTCTGACGGCGCGGATAGATCAGTAACCTTTGGACATAGCACACTTAAAACAATCATGGGCATTGATGATAGTGCCGATGCCTTTGTAATCAATACAGATGATGCTTTCGATAGTACACTGGCAAATAATTCACTTTCCCTTGATGCTTCGCACAATATGATTATTGCAGGAAATGTTACTTCTGGTGGAAGTTTTATTATTGGTTCTGCAGATATGAACGAAACAGATCTTGAAAAACTAGACGGAATCACCAATGGAACAGCAGCAGCTAATAAAGCGGTTGTTCTTGATGCTAGTAAAGATATAGGCACTCTTGGTGCAGTAACGTTAGCCTCAGTTACAGGTTCAAAAGGCAGATTCGATGTTGCTAATGGTAACTTGTTATTGACTGGAACACTGGATGTTGGCGGCGCCGCACAAATTAATAACACTTTAACTCTGAGCGGCTCTTCTACCGAAGCATTGAGAATTACTAAAGATGATGGCGATGCAAGAGAGATTGTTTTTGAAAACGATGGCGTAGATAAAGCTGCTATTTATTTAAATTCAGCAGAGAATCTTTTTATTAGACAAGAAGCTGCTACAAAAGATATAAATTTAAGAGTAGGTTCAACAAATGCTCTTGTTGTTGATGGTTCTGAATCTGAATTAGTTTCATCGTTTGACGTTAAAGTGGGTACCGCTGCTGGTTCTGGTAAAGATGCATTTTTGTTTACAGCCGGCACCGCAGCACACGTTGGCATTCAATGGGATGCTGATGGCAATACTGAAGGAACACTGATTGGCGGTGCTGATGATCACGGTGTTGACTTTAAATTCTTTGGAGAGACATCAGGAAAATATATACAATGGGATATGTCTGGGGATGAACTTGTTTTAGCTTCTTCTGCAAAACTCTCTTTTCATGACGCCGCCGGAGGCGAATATATTCATGCCTCTGGTGATAATGTTTTAGAGTTATTTGCCGGAACAGATATTAAACTGAACACTGACACAATTACAATGGCGTCTGCAAATGCGCAGGATCCGTTAGTTATAATTAAAAACACCACAAATGATACTGCTGGCGCTCGCTTAAAGTTTCTCAAAGATAAAGGTGCAGCCGCAGCAGATAATGATATTGTTGGTGAGATACAATTTTTTGGTGACGATGATGCACAACAAGAAACCGAATATGCTGGCATCATAGCACAAATTGCAGATGCATCTAATAGTGCCGAAGGTGGCCGTTTGTTACTTAGGGTTGCAACTCATGATGGTGAAATGCAAGCTGGACTGACAATTGTAGATGGTGATCAGGAGGACGAGGTTGATGTAGTAGTCGGAAACGGTAATCAGTCCCAGACAACTGTTGCGGGTGATCTTGTTGTCACATCTGATGCTACTTTCAAAGATGTAATCCAACACGGAGATCCCGCTGCCCCCGGTCGTGTAATTATTTATGAAGAGGTTGACATCCGTCAAGTTACTAATGCTGATAACACTGTAAGCGCTGAATTTGGTCAAAAAATTCCACAAGATTCAGTTGTAACTAGGGTTGTGGCAATAGTCAAAACGGCCAGTAATCTTGGTACTCATAATGTTCAAATTCGTTTTGATGTGGGTTCCGGCCGCGCGGTGGATTCCGACATTGCCAGTACTTCGCAAGAGGCTCTTGGCGCCGGCGCAGCTAATACAAGATCTTCGACCAATGTTGGGTCAGCCGTTGATATTGATTTGACTGCAGCAAAAGAAAGCTATATTAATGATACACCATCGTTTATGACAACAGCTGATGTATTTCCATATATTTGTAATGCCGGCGGCGCCAATGGCACATCAGACTCATCATCTGGAACACTGCTTGTTTATATTGAATATTATGGACTAGACTAAGAGGAATAATTAATGGCCAGTTACGGATGGGTCTTTATAGACACGGATATATTAAGCACAATCGCAGGGCCAACTGGCTCATTACAGTTTAGAACGTCGAACAGTGAACTTAGTGGCACGTACAGTGCAATGTTTGCCACTGCATCTAGCACGACAGTAATCGGTGCCACAAGCTCCCATTATTTTGATGATTATGGGCATACTTTTGGCAGTGAAGTGTTGCATATTACTGGAAACGTTACTATTTCTGGTACTTTAGAAGCGACTCAGTATCACACAAACATCGTATCTTCTAGTATTGTACATTCCAGCGGAAGCACCAGATTTGGTAACTCGGCCGATGATACACACGAATTTAGTGGTTCGACATATATGTCATCTCTTGGCTCTGACTCTCAGGAGGTGTTGCGTTTGAACTCGCATGCTTCCTCTGGTGGATCGTCATTAATTATTGATCACAACGACGTAGATGTGGTGGCAATGCAAATCGACACAGCCAACACGGTTGCTACTGCTCTTGATATTGATGCTAATTCAATAACAACCGCCGCAGTGCTTGATATTTCTGCTGCAGGTCTAACAAGTGGGCAAGCCATACGTGTTAGAGAAAATTCTGGAGACACAAGTGCTAGACAGGTGTTTTTATTAGAACAAGATAATGTTGCCGCAATCAATGCAACAGCGTTAAAAGTTCAATCCGATGGCGGTAAAATTGGTATTCAGTTAGACAAAAACTATGAATCGACCAATGCGTCAACAGTGGTTGGCCTATCTGTTGATCTAGATAAGACGGGAGGCAGCACCACTGATAATACCATTTATGGTATTGAAGTGGATATGGATAATGCTACTGCTGATGCTGGCCAAAATACTATGATCGGTATTAGCTTGACTCCGACTCTTACACATAATTCTGATGCTGGAACTGCTGTTACAAAAGGCGCTCAAATTGTTTCTACTGGAGGCACAAATGGCACCTCTACGGCGTTTGGTCTGGATGTAACAACCACTGGTGCTGATACAAATATTGGTATTTCCTTAACAGTTGACGACGGCGGGACAGATATTAAACTTAATAGCTCTGCTGATTCTGGCGATTACTTTAAAATTGAAACTACTACGCACGGCGCCACAACTCTAACAACAGTTGATGATGATGCAACAGCAGCCGATCTCACGATGACGATCGATGGAGATATCGTTGTAGGCCCTGCCGGCGGAGATTTTCGACCTAACGCAGACGGTACAGTTAATCTTGGAACTGCGTCATATCGTTGGGCTAACCTGCACACAGCAGACTTGCATCTTAAAAATGACCGAGGCGATTGGACTATAATTGAGGAAGCAGAATATTTAACCGTCACTAACAACCTAACTGGCAAAAGGTATAAATTATTAATGGAAGAGTTGGAGGATGATGATTGAAATTATCTCTCAAAGAATGGACCGTAATACAACAACGGAACTATATATGTATAGTTAACTATAAAACTGATGATATATCTTTGGAGAATTGTTTCTAATGCCTATTTATACTAGCCATCTTTCCGCTTCTAATGGAATACAGGTTACTGGTTCTGCAGAAGTTAAAGGGTTGATTATGAACAGGACAACTATGGGCGAAAACGGTCAGACAACAAGAGTACCTGCTGATCACAATGCAATGCTCTACGGACCAATGCAAATAACCACAGGTTCTACTATTGTAATAGAAGAAGGGGCCAATTTAAAAATTAAGGATATTCAAGATGCTTAAAATTAATATTTACAAGGAGTACAACCAACTATGTCAACACTTTATGCAGGTGTAATGCACTCCACCACTGGTGGAACAGGATCATATTCAGCTAGCGGATCATACATTTCTGGGTCTGGTGGGCATTATTCTTCGTGGTCCCCAAGCGGCTCATACACATCCGGTTCCGGTGGATCA